TTCAAAACTTTGCAAGTGAAACTGGTAACAAAGTAAACTATCAAGCAGTTGGTAGTGGTTCTGGTGTTCGTCAGTTTGTTGCTGGTACAGTTGACTTCGGTGCCTCTGATGGTGCTGTAAGTGATGAGAAACAACCTGAGGGTGGTATGGTTCATATCCCCATGACAGGTGGTGCTATTGTCCCTGCATACAACAACCCTGGTTGTCAGGTAGCAATGACCCAAAAGGAACTTGCTGATGTCTTCCTTGGTAACATTACCAACTGGTCTGAGTTTGGTTGTGAAGATAAAAATATTGTTGTTGTATTCCGTTCTGATGGTTCTGGTACTACCAAAGGTTTCACCAACTCACTGTCTGCATTCTCTCCTGAGTGGGCAGAACGTGTAGGAACTGGTAAGGCTGTATCTTGGCCAGTCGGTGTTGGTGGTAAAGGTAACTCTGGTGTTGCTGCTCAGGTCAAAAACCTTGATGGTGCCATTGGTTATCTGAACTATGGTTATGTGTCTGGTGGTAAGTTCCAACAGGTCGCCCTTGAGAACAGAGCAGGTAAATTTGTAACTGCTGATGCTGAAACCTCTGCTGCTGGTCTGAGTCAGATTGTTCTGGATGATCAACTCCGTGGTGCTGATCCTAATCCTGCTGGTGAGAATGCCTATCCTATTGTCTCTCTGACATGGATCCTGGCATACCCTGAACATGAAAACAATGAGGACGTGAAGACCACTCTTCGTTATATGTTGAGTCCTGAAGCACAATCATTGTCTGATGGACTTGGTTATGTTCCTCTCCCTGAAGAACTTCGACAACAGTCACTGGCTGCAGTTGAGACCCTCAAGTAAGGATATACACACAGGACAGTCTTCGGACTGTCCTTTTTTGTGTTGACAAATGTAAAGATATTATATATAATGTAACAATACTTCACACAGGAGTTATTCCGTGACTGTTACAACTAATGAGTTTGGCCAACAGAACATGTTCGCCAAAGAGCCTACAATGTATGTTGACAAGACAGCAGCAGAACGTTATGGTTATGAGACCTATGCAGAACGTGCTGAGAAACTGAATGGCCGTACCGCCATGTTGGGTTTCGTTGCTGGTCTGGTTTCTTATACCTTGTCTGGTAGTTTCTTCTTCTTCGGAGCCCTTGGATTCTGATGGAAACTTCTATTGCTGAACTTCTGACTTACTATGTTATTGCGAGTCTCCTCTTTGTAGGAGCACCAGGAGTTTTCTTTTTTATTGCATTCATGCCAGCCCTTCAAAACACGAAGGGTCGTATGGTAGGTTACAAGGATCATAAATTGTATGGAGACTCTAGTATCTACGAAGTTAAGAGGACTACTTGACAATGACTGAAACAATCTTTACAATGACAAGTATCGCCTTTTTCGTATTACTGGCGTATTCTGTACAACAATTATCCGAAACTTTTTAAACAATGGCCTATAACATTACACTCCGTACTCCTGATGGCGACAAAGTCATCTCCTGTGAGGATGATCAATACATCCTTGACGCAGCAGAGGAGGCAGGTGTTGACATGAACTATTCATGTCGTGCTGGTGCATGTTCCTCATGTGCTGGTAAACTTGTCTCTGGTACGGTAGACCAGACAGATCAATCCTTCCTTGATGATGATCAAATGGAGGCAGGATTCGTTCTGACCTGTGTGGCATATCCCACCAGTGACTGTGTGGTCGAAACTGAAAAAGAAGAGGAACTTTACTGATGCCAGATCCCGACGCACTGTGGAGGGATATTCAGAAACTCGATGATATGTATGAAGAGTTACTGTGGCATCCTGACGATGAGTTACAATTCACTCACGATGGTGAGAAGATCATCATCATCAACAAAACATTAGAGGAAAAACAATGAACGAAAAAGCAGAAAGAATTAACGGTTGGGCAGCCATGATTGGTGTAGTCGCAGCCATGGGAGCATACGCAACAACAGGACAGATCATTCCTGGCATCTTCTGATGACCACCGAAACAATCTTAGGACTGTTTGTAGGTGTCTTTACTGTAGGAGTATTCAGTTTATTACTTGATATTCCTAATGACGATGACGATAACGGACCTGATTCAGGTCTTATGCAACCAGTTTATCAGGGGTCCAGGTGACCCCTTTTTTTATAAATACTGGTGCCTTGATCTATACCTATGCTTGGAAACAAATCCAAAGCAAAGGTAGAAGAGAAGGAAGACTCTGATGATAAGAGTGAAGTTCTTGGTAATTTGGTGAAAGTAGTAGTACTTATTTGGTCTGCCTCTCTACTAACCTTTAGCTACGTTAGACTTCCTAACGGTCAAAAGATTCTTGACTTTGACCCAACCTTTATCGCTTCAGTTTTCTCTGGCTCGTTAGCTGCCTTCGGTTTGAGTCCCGCCAAGTCTGGTGGTTCTGCCCCTACAAGAAAAAAACCTGAAGGAGAACCCCCTGTAGTATCAGCTGTGGAGCCTAAGAAATCATGACACCTATTAAATGGTTTGGAGTTACGGTTGGTGGTATTGTGGCCATTTCACACATCGGTGTGTTGGGTCATATCATGACTGCATCAAGACCAAAACATCAACAACCACCTGTACTCAATATTCCTAGAGGTGACTACACCTCTTATAGAATTGTTGCTGGTCCAGATGGATACGAAATTGAATACCGTGCAAATGATCCCAGAGTATTGACTTCAGAGAGAAGTCTTGAAGTTGATAGTGAGAGAAGAGGATTATTCGGTGGTGGCACTGAAGTTAGATCTGAATTCAGACGTGATGAATATACTATGGACGGTGCCAGAAACATCGATGGAGGTGCCGTTAGTAACGGCGAGGGAAAGTCTGCAGAGAACGTAGAGTGTATCGTAGCGGACGCTGGAGCACGGTCCCAAGGTGCAATGGCAGGTAGTGCTCTTACCACTGGTTTAGTTGTTCCTGCCGTTATGAACATCCCATACATTGGATGGTTGGCTGCTGGATGGGCAACACTTCTTGGTAATCAAGTTGGTGAAACCATTGGTTCAGAAGTCGGTTCAGTATTCAACGATTGTTAGATAGTCAATTTGCATTGTACTCACAATGTACCGAGAACCACACCTTCAAAAGAAGTCAGACGAATGTGCTGATCTCTGGAGGGAGTGGTTTTCTTTATGGGAAAACAGGTCTCCAGGACACGAAGAATTAAGGAAAAAGTGGTGTAATTGTGTGACTGAATTTGGTGAAATGGTAAGTCAGGAAGTCAAGACAAACCCTCGTTACACTTCAATTAGAAAGATATAGATAGTGTAGTTTACAGAAACTAGTATGAAGTTCTTTTTCGCACTTCTTGCTACACTATTTTTCTCTGCACCAGCATGGGCAGTTGATGTTCAGATGGGATCAAATGGAAATCTTGTTTTTGATCCAGCAGAAGTTACTATATCAGCAGGAGAATCAGTTCACTTTGTGAACAACATGTTACCACCACACAATGTGGTTGTAGAAGATCATCCAGAACTTGGTCATGAAGCCCTGGCAATGTTACCAGGTGAAGACTTCATGGTTGAATTCCCTGAGGCAGGTGACTATACTTATTGGTGTGGTCCTCACAAGGGTGCAGGTATGGTCGGTACGGTACATGTCGAATGAGTGATGACGAAAAGAGAGAGTTCTACAAGTCACTAAGAGAACGCATCTATCAACTCAGAATGGCACATCTCTTTGAGGAACCATGTCCACTTTACGAGGATGAAGAGGATGATGAACACTATTAACACGAAAGTGTTAGACTTTACTATCTCTATTATCGACAGACTTTACAGAGGAAGACACTTCCAGAGATTCTGGGTGTTGGAGGAGATTGCCAGGGCACCTTACTTTGCCTTCTTAAGTGTTCTACATTTAAGAGAGTCTTTAGGTTTGCGTGGTCCTGAGCACCTATACTTGATGAGAGAACACTTTGACCAATCAGTCAATGAAACAGAACATCTGGAGTACATGGAATCTAGGGGCGGTAATTCTTATTGGATTGATCGTTTCTTTGCCAGACACCTCGTCCTTGTCTATTATTGGATCAACGTGGTTTATTATTGGGTATCTCCTCGCAATGCATACCACCTGTCATATGAAATAGAAATGCATGCGGCAGAAACATATGCACACTATCTTGCATATGAAGATTGGAATGATCAAGAGATTTGGAAGATCATGAACGACGAGATTCAACACTTTCAGGAGTTAAGAGAAGCAATGGAGATGATCAAATGAGAGTAGGAATGATTGGCCTTGGACGAATGGGGGAGGGTATGTCCCGTCGTCTTATCAAGGCAGGACACGAAGTCTGGGGTTACCGAAACAACTACACAAAGGCTGAAGAACAATATGAGAAGGGATACATCAGTGGATGTACCACCTCTATTGAATCTCTTGTTCAGACAGTAGGTTCCAAAGGTCCTGGAGTTTACATGATGGTTGTACCCGCAGAAACAGTAGAGGATACCCTTAATGAGCTACTACAATTTTGTGTGGAAGGCGATATTATTATTGATCATGGCAATTCCAATTTTAAAGACTCTCGACGCAGGGCAGAAAGGCTTGCTAAATTGGGCATCCAATATCTTGACTGTGGTACTAGTGGTGGTGTTTACGGTTTGGAGCGTGGATTCTGTCTTATGGTTGGTGGTTCAAATCATGCAGTATCCGTCTGTTCTCCTATCTTCAGGGCACTTGCACCAGGTATCGGATCTGCCCGTCGGACTAACCCTTTGAGTTATGAAACCTCTGCAGAACATGGTTGGTTACATTGTGGACCACCAGGTGCAGGTCACTTTGTCAAGATGGTTCATAATGGTGTAGAGTATGGTATCATGCAGGCATACGCAGAAGGATTTAATATCCTGCATGAGGCTAATCTTGGGTCACAGTACGTTAGGGAAGGAGATGCTGAAGTTGCTCCAATGGATAACCCAGCAGACTATCAGTATGATATTGATTGTGCTGAAGTGGCTGAGTTATGGCGTCGTGGTTCTGTGGTTGGGTCTTGGTTACTTGACCTTACCGCTACTGTACTACGCCGCGATAGAGAGCTTGGCAAGTTCGATGGAGGAGTATCAGACAGTGGTGAGGGTCGTTGGACTGTTCACGCTGCTGTGGATCTCGGTGTTCCAGCCCCTGTTATTACTAATGCTCTCTACTCAAGATTTGAATCAAGAAGACTTGGACGGTTCGCCAACCGAGTTCTAAATGGTATGAGGGCAATGTTTGGGGGTCATGATGTCAGATAGAACTCATTGGATCTGCACAAAGTGCGGTGGCAAAGGATGCCAACACTGTAATCAGGGTTGGGAGAAATGATATTTGCTGATGTTCTTAAATGGGTCGCGATACCCTTTGTATTATCCACAATATATTTCGGGGTACGAAAAGGTGAAAATGTCTACTATGAATCCGACAAGTACGATGGAAACGGAACCGCTCACTAGAGGAATAGTTATCTTCGGAGCCACAGGTGATCTGTGTAAGAAGAAACTTATCCC